AGGTGCTGTATAAGTTGCATTGTTATAGGTTACCAAGTCGCCTTGCTTGTAATCAGTGCCAGGTTGCCAATTTGCAATTTTTGGATTGCTGTAGATATACCCAGTTGCACTTAATGCGCCGTCCCACCCACCGGTTTTTACTCCGTTTAATTTTAATCGGAATTGACGTGTGCCTTGCTCGGGAATATAAATGATATCGCCAAAGTCATCAATATTGTCAAATATTAATGTAGTTTCGTATTGAATTAAGTCCAACTCTGCAAATGCAATACCGGTAGTGTCTAGTGTACTAACCTGGAACTGATTGTACAATGGTGCCGTAGGGCTATCGCTTCTAAGAATATTAAAATTAGTACTCTTAATTGGTGCAAAGTTTGTATTTAATAAACGGCTACCGTTGGGAATATTAGTAATTTCATCAATGACAGTCCCAATTGTATTAACTTCTAGCACATCTACTACAGGATTTAATACCAATATTGTGCCAGTGGCCCAACCCTGTTGTGCCCAGGTTAGGAACTCACGTATACTCAATATCCAATCTCGTGTGGTTTGCAACTCTATGTCAAATGTTGTGAACAAGAAACCTTGACTGGACAAATACCGTTGATAACTAATTAAAAAGTCTGCTACCTGTTGTGGCGAAGTAAATGTAGTCCCGTATGGAATAGTTAACGGAGTTTTACTACCTGTCTGATATATCTTAGCTGTTAAATTATTTACAGTAATTGTTTGCGAATTATTATTTGCAACACTTGGTAAAATATTAAAGAATGGGTGTGACGTATCGTATCCAGACACAGAATAACCGTTGTTGGTTTTTGTTACTACTACACCGCTATACGAAATAGTTTTAACAGGAACCGGCTTGCCAAGATAAACAACATAATTTTCCGTAGGAATAATAATACTAGAATTGGTACTGCCGGGACTTGTTTGCTCGGCTGTAATGCTAATCAGATTCTGATCTGTAAATCCAGCAACTTTATATGCTAGTTGTACACTAAAGTTATTAAAGTAACTTTCAATTTTAGCAACAGGATCCATGCCAAGATTCTTAACATAGTCAGCAATCCAGTTTAAGTAACCACATGTTCTTAGTACTGTGCCAGGACTGGTCATAGTATCGCCATTTACGGTCAATAATGTTGGGGCAATCTTTTGATTAGCTAGATTACTGAATTGTCCGGTAACTGGATTTTTATAAAAGCGACTCAAGTCTAACATTGTAGAAAAATACTGCGCCGGACGAGCCAATGCCAGTGCCTGCTGAATAGCAAAAGGATAATCACTACTGCGGCGCCATGCTGTTTCTACAGGACCATATTCCCCAACTTGAAAACTATTACTAGCAGATGTTGGATTTTGTTTACCAACAATACCAATTGCAGTTGGATCTAATAGGTTGCCGGCAGAATCAACAGGTATAAACTTGGTTAGTCCCGGACGAGCAAATCTTACGTCGTGGTATGCTAGAGCGTTACTGCCGTTCCATACATATCCAGCTTCTAAGTCAGCCCACAATGTTGTATTACCACTTGTGTAGGGTGCAGGACCATATCGAGTTGCCCACCATGATGGTATTTTTGTCAATCCCAACATGTTCCATGGACTAGTGTGTGGGGTATCTGTGTCGAACCAGTAGTTGTAAATGGCTCTCCAAGACCCCTGTAAGTAACTACCATCTACGCTGTCTGTCCATTGGTCGTAGTTCCAAGTCCACGGATTGTTTTCATTGTAAGATTCGTTTGATGTATAATCAATGTTGTTACTACCAACCCATTCCAAGAAATTCTGCGTGATTAATTGTGTCCACTCGGGCAAACTATAATCGGTTTTACGGAAACGCCCAGGGATCACATCGTAGTGATTTAGAATACCACGTTCAACTGTAGATTTGTTATTGTTGTAGATACGTTTTTCAAGTTCAAATAAGAATTCGTCTCTGAAGTCTCCAAACGCCGGAGTAATACTACCATCGTGTCCTTGAATAGCCGTGACTGGGGTTAGGTAAGTAGTATCTGTAAATATTGCCGGGGGGTAGTCTTGTGCTAATCCCAACTTGATTGGAGTCTCGGGAACATAATTTCCATCAGTGTCCGAGTAATCGCGGATCATTAATTTGTCACCAAATGTTAGCGGTATATTAATTATAACTTCTGGGCTAACAGGATTAAAAGAATAATCATTGCCATCACCAATTAATTGAACGCCATTATGATATACCAAAACTGCGCGATTGCTCAACGCAGTGGTGTCAAAGATGCTGTTAATTTCGTAGTTTGTCTGACGAGCATTTAATACAGTATAGTTAATTGTAGAATAGTTACTACCTTGTGGTACCATATCGCTATAATACCAAGGAAAACTACTGTTCTTAACAGAGTTAATACTTGACATGATTGTGTCAACACCAGAGATTGGATCGTTATAATCTAATCCTTTTAGCGTTTGACACAGGTGTAAAAACTTATTCTTAAAACGCTGATATTCATTTCTTGCCAGTGTTAGGCCATTAACGATATTAACCACTGGATCAGTCATGAAAGTCATTGCATAGATTGCCGGACTACTATGTTGTAGTAGCGTGCCGCCCTGTGCTTTTAAATATCTGTCTTGAGAAGGAATAGTGGCACTAGAACTAAATGTTGTATTTTCAAGTAACTTATTATAGTGTGTGCGAATTTGACCAAGTGTAATCCCAGAGTTCGCTGAACCAACTGCCGGGAATACTTGATTTAATGGATTAAGATCGAGGTTCTGCGGAATCTGATAAAACCCAATTGCACTAACGCTATCACCGAATACTGCAATGTCAATTTTATCACCAACTGCCGGTGTAGACATCAATGCTATAACATTGTAAACACCATAAGGTATTAAATTGTAATCGTTGCCAGGTTCTAGTATTTGATTATTTACATAAACCTTAAGATGCGGAATAGTTGCAGAATCTACAGGCAATGCATCAAGTTGAATAGCTGCATAAGCACCAGCTGGAGTAATTGATCCAATTGGATATGTTGCACTAGTATCTTGTACAATAGATAAAGAGCGACCATCAAAAAACTTAGTTATAAGTTGATATTGTTCAGTTGGCTCAATACCCACCAACCAATTATTCAACTTGATTGTTTCACCATTGGCATTATTTTTAACCAGGTATCCTGTGTTACATGCAATCTTTGATGTGGTGTTTACACCAGACTCGTAAGTAAAGGTATCAGTGTCGTATGAGTTTTCAAATACAATATCGCCAATGTTATTAAAGTTTTGATACTGTAAAGGAAAGCCCAATACAGAATCATTGGTGCCTGTTGCCACAGTTGGATAACTAAAGAATGTTGTTCCACTAAATGTGCTGCTAGGATATACTGTAGTGTCGCTGAAACTGTATCCGTTATTGTCTACTAGATCAAACAGTGGTGCTTGGTTAAACGCTGTTTTTTCTTGACTGCTATGCCAGCTGGTTCCATCAAACCAGAATGTTTTACCAACGTTGGCACCCTGAGAAATTAAAACAGATTGTCCAGCAATAACTGGATCATCCGATGTTTCAATTAATCTTAAGAAATATTGACTATTAATATATTCAATGTCAACTTGCCAAATTTCATTTGCAACTGTGGTATCGTAGTCATTTGCAAAAATAACACGCATACCTTGAGTCAACAATATTCCATCAAGCGTATACGACTGCTGTCCCTCAATGTGAACGAAGGCATCTGTACTATCAAATGTAATTAAATCAACACTATTCTTAGCTTGTGATCCAAAGTTGAATAACTGTAGGTTGGGTTCAAATTCAATGATAGCACGACGGCCGGACATATTAGGCCCGTAGTTGACTGAAGTGTTATTGTATGCGGCTGTGGCATTCAATACATCTTTATGGAACCAACGGTTACTACGGCTCCAGGCATTACGATCCTGGCTAGAGCGATTAATAGTTATATAATCTGCGGTTGTTGCGATTTCTGATGCAAACGATTCAGGTACAATCAATTGATCAACTGGGGCAAGTGCAATACCAGTGCCAACACCATCAACATAATATTGATTGCCTGCATAGGTGCCAGGGACAACTAAGCTATCAAACTGAACTTTAAGTCCATTGGTGAATATCACGCCGTTTGGACTTGTGTAATTGGTTTTACCAAGAATGTCGTTATTAATATCAATTGGTGTTGATACGTTATCTACTAATTTGATTTGTCCTACAAATTCTGGATTACTACTATCTTGATAAAACAAGTAAGCAGCAGGAGCTGTGATCAATGGCACACGTTGATATATGTTATTTTGATTCAACCAGAATTGAGTTGATGCATACGTTTTACCGGATCCAATAAAGATCTTTTGTAATGAAGCTACACCAACGGTTGGACGAATTTGTATTGTATAATCTGATCCTGTGGGTACCAAATTAATTTGCCATACGCCCGGGCGGTTAGCTGTAGGAACAACGCCTGGCATTAGGCCGCCGGCCACTGTCCAGAAACTATCGTCTTGTGCATTGTTAATAAAAATAAATGTTTTATTTTGTAATTGATTAGTAATGCCATCTAGGCCTTCGGGAAAGTTCTTCAGGAAGGTACTTAATAATACGTTTTGTATGTCAGTATAATTAAATGTTACTGCGGCACTAACTGTAGCATTAGTGGGCATACTAACAAAAAAGTCTTGTGCATTTGATTGCGGAACATTAAATTGTATTACGCCAGAGTCTGTGCCGTTGTTACTAACACCATATACTTCTCTGGTATTAATAGTTGCCACGTTGGGATCTACGCCATTAACGCCTTCTTCACTTTGAATCCAGAAGTTAAAGCCAGGTTGGTCAACTATAAATTTATATGTACCCCCACGAGCCAATGTCAATTGCGTATTAGGATGTCCGCCATAGGTACTAAATGTAAAACCACCCACTGCTGTATTTCTTGTAACTGTGTAGTCTGCCAGTAGTGGAGTTGCGCCGGATGTTACTTCAACTGAGTCCGGGCCATTTGGTATCCAGTAGTAATTGTTATAGTTTACAAACTTATCGTAATCAAAATGTCCATCAAAATTATAATAGTCAGATGTAAATAAACGTTGATGATTATCTACTAGTCCGCCATTGTTTGCAATACTTTGTAGTAGGTCAATATATCCACTGTTTAATACCACATTGTTGTTTTTATCTTTAACCACAACACTTGGCTCAAGTTGATAGTTGGCACGCTGAGTACTAAACTCAGGAACATAATTGTCGCCTAGTTTATATGTTGGAGCAAATGTTCGACCAATATATCCACTAACCGGAATGTTAACTGCATCAGTTAATAACTGATCTATAGTTGCGCCAAGGAAGCGTTGGTTGGTTACCGATTTAAAGGTATCTGGTAAAAAATTAAGTGTTGATCTTATTGCCATTAATATGTGCCTACGATAGTGTTGCCAAGATTAAGTTGTGCTGCTGTTACTGCGCTAATAATATCTACGTCATTGACCGTTGCTGCACTTGTAATAATTTCCCAAGGTTCAGCGTTAATCTGGAAGTAGTTACCAAATACCAAGTTGTCGTCTGCCGGCACAATTAACACACTAGCAATAGTAGGAACTAAACTTGTATGTAGGTATGCCGCTAATTCACTAAAATAGAATGTGTCACCAAAGTCCCAGTTTGCAATGTTAAAGTATGCGTTGATCGCAGCAATAACCTGACTCTTAACTTCGTTAGGTGTAATACTAACTGCAGGGTTAATAACAACCTGGAAGCGAGCACGTAAACTAGGATCAGCTTTAGATCCAAAGAGTGGTTTAAATTTAGCAGGATTGTAAATTAAACTATCACTAACTGTTTTAAAATTGTCTAATTTACTATAGGCAATTTCTAAACTACTTGAAGTTGGTGCAACAGGCTCTACTAGAGTACCTGTTAAATCCTGTATCCAATTCATATAGCTTGTTGTGTAGTCTGCTGTTAATACATATAGGTCAATCAAGTTAACCGGTGTAGGATCAACACGATTACGATTTGGGCTATTGTGTTTATACTGGAAATATAGACTGCTACGTGATGTTGCGGTGTTGGCAACTGTAGTATATAAATCAGGATTGTCTGGTGTGCCGGTCATTTGTGTTTGCGGGAACGATACTAAAATTTCATTGCGACTAACATAGCCATCGTTTGCTGTGATGACATCGTATATATCCCAGATAATATCTGTGCCAAGCGGGGTACTATTACCAGGGTGTGAGTTTATCTTTAAGATTTTAATTAAGTCAGCAACAGGAGCACCAATTGTTGAATCATAAACTTTAACAGTTGGATCAAAGTAGAAATTGGTCTCAGATGCACTAGCAAAACTATACTGTAATGTTTTGTATTGAATATTGTATAAGCCGGCATTGTATGTAAACTTCAATAACCAATTGGTACTTGAACCAATTTGACTTGGAGGAATATTGGCCCACACTTGATTTACTTGATCAAAATATAAGCCAAAGTTGACCATTGACTGAATTTGTGTGGCTATAGTTGTAATCACCGATCCAGTTAAATCATTTTTAATTGGAGGAATAATAGAACTTACAATAGATCCGGTTGGTACAACCATGCCAAAGTAGGTTTGTGAATTGCCAACTACGTTAGTAACTGACGAATAGAATGATGTTGCATTTGAATTGGCATTTGTTAGGAACTTTACGCTTGATCCTGTTGTGACATATTTTAAATTGCCACTGGCAACATTGCCCACGTTGATTACGTTACCATTGTAGGTTAAATTACCGTAACTACTTGATGTAGTATTACCTGTTTGCACAAAAGTAACATTACTGTGCGTTGGCGCATAGCGTGGATAATTTGCATAGTAGTAGTTTGTCATTCCGGTAGAACTTAATACAGGAATAACGTCATTATAGATTGCAGAGTAGATATCGTTAGTGGTTAAGAAACTAAATGTTTCTGACCCAGTGATAGCATTGGCATACAATATACCATCGTCGGCAAAAATATTTGTGCTACTAAAACTGCCGGTTGTATCTAGCGTATCAAGATATAGACTTACACCACTACTTGTGCGGTTAACTGCTTTAATTTTTTGTATACTAGTAAAGTTTGTTAATGGAAAGATATTATAATCTTCACCAGTGATCATACGATTCTGTGTATAATAATTTTGCGGTGCGTATGTTTTAATACTTTGTAAACTTTGAGTAGCTGTTGCATTGGTTACAGTATATTGTAAACTAGCCACAACTGTTAGAGTCTGTCCGTTACCATGAGCATCAACATAGGGAATAGCAACTACAACGTTTGATAAATCATCTGGAGTAATAGTGTATGAAAGACCATTGCTTGTGCGGAAGTAAAAATTAAATGCGCCTTGCGGAATGTTGGCAAAAGAGCCGTCACCGAACACTAAACTGACCTGGTCATTGTTTAATGTATTAACTTGGTACAAGTTCTTGTTTGTTGATTGGTTAAAAACAACATTGATACCGGGTAGCGCAGGCACTTGAGTCCATAGTGTTTGCGGAACATTGTTTACGTTTAAGCTATACAACCAGCCATCGGAATTATTAATGTTGTTTGTTGCAACTGTAACAAAGTTGTTTGGAATAGCATTTTGTATTTTAAAGTTGGTGGCCTGCATACTTCCCTGTTTAAAGTACAAGAAGAAGCCAGTGTTATTACTGTTATTACCATTGTTGTCGTTTTGGTAAAGAATGTTAAATTGACCCAAGTTAGTTGGGTCGCGCTCATATATGTAACTTTGACCTAGTGTACTTGCACTAACAGCTTCAAAGTTAACTTTTGTATTCTGAATATTAACACTAAATGGTGCCAGGGGTAATGTATTGCGATTTAAACTAATTGTGTATTCACTAGTTTGTACGCCATTGATAGCCTGTGTGTTACCAGGTTTGCCGATTGCTTGGTTAGTAACCAAGGTAGCATTTAAAATTGTAGTGAACTGCTCTAACCAATTGGTATTGGTTAAATCGTTCCAATAAATGGTAGTATTGGCTAGACTATTGCCGTTACTGTCAGTGATGTTCTCTGTTGTACTGATACTGTTAAATTTAATTAGACCGCTTGCGCTTTGTGTACGGGTCGGATTATAGCTCAACATACGTGCTAATTTTAGAATACTGTCGCGACGTTGCGCTGTATCAATAAAGTTTTCACGTGCGTTTAGATCTGTGCGGAAACTCAAACTTTGACCCAAGAACGCAATCATATCAATCAGTGCCAGGTACTCACTTGATTCTAAGAAGTCATTGAATGTTTCTGGATAATAGGTCTGCAGGTAGTTGATCATTGAGTTACGAAGTGTTTCAAAGTCGTAACTAGTGAAGTCCGCATTAGTAAAGCTCTGATAGACCTTAGTCCAGTCCTGGTTTACTAAAAGATTTGTTTGACGTGTTGTTTGTGCCATATTAATGTTTACCTATATTGTATATTTATCGGCAAAATAATATGGGCAGTTAATTCGTGGTCAAAGTTGATGCATTTTTATTAAAGTTTAGCAGAATAGTGTCTGATTGATTTGACGGGATATACGATAGAGATATTTGAATTTGCAATCCATTGGTTTGCTGTGTAACATTTATACTAGAAACAGTTAATCTAGGATCATAACTAACAATTCGTTTGATATCCGACGTGATAATGTCTTGAGTTGTTTCGTTTAATGGCTCAAACAGCTGATCCCAGATGATTGTGCCAAAATTTGGTTGCATTAGCTTAGATCCTTTACGGATATTAAAGTAATTCATTAAATCTTGTTTGGCCAGTGCATAGTCCGTTAGGCTATAACGTTTTTTGTTAACTAAGGTGCTAAATCCGCGATATACTATTGCCATATTAATATTTACCTACTTAAAACTGTCACAGCATAACGGCCTGCATTAAAGACATTTGTACCGGCGCCAGTATTATTGTAGCGCCATGCCCATGCACCTGTTCCGCTTGTTCGTGATCCAGTGCCAAGTATCCAACATACGTAAAGCATGCCAGCTACTACATCAGCAGTATCATCATGTGTTATTGCTCCCACGTGTGTAGCAGAAACATATAAATCATTTAGATACTGGTATGCTAAATGATCTTGTGCCACAGTGGTTGTTAAGAATCCGTTTAGACTAGTAATATTATAAAAATAGTTTTCGTAAACATTTAATCCTTTGTTTACATACGTTGGGCGCCAGCAATGACGATAGTTTACGCAATCAGTGCCATATGCGGCATTGGATCCAAATGCAATCAGTCCGTATGATTCTAATAGAGCTGGTGTAAATTGATAACGACCAAGTGCGTTGCCTGCGCCAATTAAATTATAATTCCAGTTACTTTGACTGTACCCAATTTGTGCTTGTAAATTTTGTATCTGTGTAGGTGTTAGAATACCAATGGTAGCCCAACTTGGTGCTGCAGAGGTAGTGGCGGCCGCAATACCAAGTAAACTGGTTGGTAGTGCATTAACAATTGGTTGCCCAAGAGAAGCGGCTATTCCTGCATCCATTATCTTTTCCAAGGTTCGTGTGCCGGAGCAATGGTACAAATACTACTGATTGATCCCGACGCTGTCCAGTTTGTGCCATTAAACGAAACATCTGGTAAGCTATTCATAGTTGGCATGGTAGCAGATGGGGGATTGCCTGACCCGCCGCCCAGGTTAATTGATTGGCCGGCTATGGTAGCAGGACCATTGGAGCTCATACTTAGTCCGCCACCGCTTAATAAACTTGCGCCGCCGCCACCAAACAGTTTTATTTGTCCGTTTGTACCTGCAGTCAACGAGCTCAATGCTTGAATATCAATAGTTTGCGGACTACTGATTTTAACACCCTTTGCACCACTAATGTTTACAGTATCATTGCTGTTGATGTTTAATGCTGCATCACTATGTAAATTTAAATCGCCTTTTGTTCTGACATTAAAACCTGTATCTGCAAATATGTTGATTTGTCCGTTGGATCCAAACTCTATCCATTGATTACCACTGGCACTAGCTATGTAAAAAATACCTTCTGTGTCATTCATTAAAATCTGATGACCGCCACTTGATCGTAATCTGATTAATCTGTCTACTCCAGAAACATCACCGTCATCCATTACAAAACTATGGCCGCCCTGACGTGCTATAACTGCTTGTTTTGCATTTTCGCCAGGCGCAGCACTAACCTGCGGATTGTTCCCGGTCATTGAACGCCCAGGAGTACTAATACCGTATACATTACTAGGCGATTCACGTAAACTACTAGAACTAATTGCACCGCGTACTAAGTCTTGATCTAATCCCTGTCCAACTAAAATAATATTTTGGTACTCATGTACATAGCGCGGTGTGCTTGTAATTCCATCTGGAGTAAAACTAGATGAATCACCAGTGTATGCTTCTACTACCGGACTAACACTCTTACTGTTAAGTGCAGGAGTTAGTGTGTCTGCTGGATTTGGCGGTAGTGTTTTACTTTTGTCTGAACTGATATTACGAGCTAACCCGGGAACCATATGGTGGCTCATACTATCATAGATACATCCAATCCAATAGCCACGCTTTCTATCCCCTGCAGCAAATACCACTAAAACTTTATTACCAATGTCGGGAGGTACCATCCACATGCCATAACTCTGACCTGTGATAAATTGTGCGTCGGGTGCTGTGTCACTTGAATCTTGCGAGTCTGTGTTATAGGTTGTTCCATAGTATGGACTACAATAGCTTACAGGAATTTGATTGTTTGGGTCTGTTTTTTCTCCACCAAAGTCCGGAATGTACACCATTAACTGGCCCATACGTGTACCAACCACGTGAGAAACTACAACCGCTTCATAGGGGCCAGAGTCTACTGTGGATTCTGTGTTTTTACTATCCGCTTTACTAGCTGGATCTGCGCCCGAGCGTCTAAATTGACCTGTTGCCATTTATTGAATTTTTCCTTTAACCTTCGCCCCATCTAGTGGCGTCGTATGCTGAATCTACTGCGCCAGATGAGTTAAGTGTTGCTTGTCCGTTGTTGCCTGTTGCTGAATTATATAAATCGCTTGCTGCTGTAGCAACTGCGCCTAGTCCAGTATTTACTAGTCCGCCCAATGTTTGCACCGCACTATTGACTAGGCCTTGTGCTAGTTGACTTGTACCAACTGCGCCACGTCCAGTATTTGGAGCTCCGCCGGCAGCAACAAGTGCATCGTTTGATAATCGTATCATACTTAATACTTGTGTAAATGTGCCGCCAGTGAACGTGTTTTTAATTGTTTTTATAATATACTGCCCGCTGAACAAACTAGGTACTGTACCAATTGTTGGTGTCATTAATCCTTTGTTGGTCTGATCTATATCTATATCCACTGGTGTATTAATTGTAACGGATGCAATTAAGTCACCATTGTCCATTTTAATATGTCCATATTGTTGTGCAAAATCTGATTGAGATATTTCTGCCAACCAGTTAGTACTTGTTGTTGGGCTTGGACTATATAGCCAATCGTCCTGTTTAAGTAGCGTAGGATCACCAACAATAGTTAACTCGAGATTCTGCATATCGCCCTGTAATTCACTATATACACTTCTCATCAAGTTCGCTGTTGTTTGTGCAGCCGGATTAGCAATAATGTTCATACCAGTATTATCGCGTTGATCGTTTACAATATTTTTGTATCGCAATGGTGTGAGATTTTGTATTGATCCAAAGTTTGGAATCAAATTTAATGCTCCCATCAGTGCAGAACTTAACGATATTGCGGGCCCACTAGCTAATACAGTATCTAGCCCAATACTGGCAGTAGGTTGCGTTGCAGCAACAGATGAAGTATACGCATTTACCGCTGTAAAGAATGTTGCGTCAAAGTGAATATTGAGATCTAGGATATCAATGTTGTGTCCAGTGTATATATAGCTGTATGCTTTTGACGTATATGGTCTACTGTCTGTCAATAATGGTGCTGCTGGATGCTTTGCGTCGTATACACTATATTGGTGTATGTTGTAGGTGTATACCTTGGGATATATGTTTCTGATAGAATCAAATACTCCATTGGTTGTTACCCCAGCAGCACTTGTTCCTGCATAGGTAGTCTGAACTACCGTTTTATAAGTGTTTAGTACTTGCGTCATTGACGTTTGTACTTGGTCTGGTGTTGAGCTTTGTAAATCTAATCCAAGCTGTCCTATCAGGTAGTCTGATTGTATTAATACTTTATTAATAATTTCCTGTATTGACGTACCCGATGCAATACTAAAGTTTCCAGTTGACAAGTCAATTGAACTAGCGTTTGGGTTGGCCTGGCTCAGGCTCATTTGTTTGTCATAAACAATTTTACTAGAGGCAATAGACGAGTCTATGTCAAATTTATAACTGTGAGCAGATTCAGCTTTTTTATCAGTTACTTCTTGTTGTAAAAATTTATTCAATTGACTAGTAAATGAATTAGGTAATGTTGCATCAAAAAATTCACCTACTGTTTTTGCGGTTACTGTTATATTTTTGGGAATCTTAGCAACTTCGTCTGCGTGTGCTTCGTGTCCTGCGGCAGTAAATGCAAGTGCGTATTCGGCGCCGCGGTTAGATACTTGTATTTTAAATTCTCGAATATTAA